CGGGTCCATTGAAAACCTGCATTGGTATCCAGTTTGGTGATAAAAATATCCTGACTGCCAGCGCTTGAGTGGATATCAGCAGGGCCACCTGCATTGGGGTTCAGGTCGATATTGGTCCCCATGAATTCACCGACAAAATAGGCATTGCCTGAACTGTCGACCGCGACGCTGCGCCCCCTGTCATTTGACGTTCCACCCATTCCCATGACCCACAAGTAGTTGCCATTTGTGTCATACTTTGCCATGAAAATGTCAATACCTGTTGCTGTCAGGTTAGCCGTGCCTGCACCGGGATCAAAATCAACGTTAACCCCTTGATACTGACCGGTTGCGTAAATATTGCCGGAAGTGTCAACCGCAATGCCATACCCATAATCCCATGATGTACCGCCAAACGTGATGGCCCATAGAAAATTGCCAGCTGAATCGAATTTACTAATAAATACATCAGCATTTCCGGCTGCGGTATGATTGTCTGTACCGGCACCGGGATCAAAATCTACCGTATTCATGAATTGACCGATGGTATAAGTGTTTCCGGAAGTGTCAATGGCATGTTACAGGGGGGCAAGTGAACTCAGAATATTGATATTTTTGTATCGGTTGGCGTTTATATGATATAAGTATGCTATTTTTGTGACGTTTGTGGCAATACGGTGCAGGGCGCCAGGGCGAAATTAATGATCTAAGAAAAATCGCTCGATCTGCTAAATTATGTCTATTTTTTGCAAATGAACTCAGAAAAATAAACGACAAAAAAAATCCGGCCCAGGGTATCCTGGCCCGGATTTTTTTTTATAGGTAATATCAATAAAAACGCGATATCTGGTTTTTATTCTTTACCAGGAATTTACACTAATAACTTTTAATTCAATTTTTGTGGCGTTTTTATTTTCAGACACCGGGTGCTTAACTCCACAAGATGCACCAGGGAGAATATTCACAGTGCTATTTGGCCAAAACTGGGCACTATCGATTAAAAAGCCATTAGAATCCCTTACTATTACTTCCAATTTTGGGCCACCCGGGATGGCACCTATATTTTTAACCTCCCCAATAACATAAAGAGAAGGGCCACGCCATTCTCCCCGAACGCTTATAATCTGGAAATTTGAAATAGGTGTCTCGCTTGATGCAGCATAAATAAAAAAAGGATTTAAAATAAATAATATACACACTAAAAGTAAATAAAAATAAATATTTGCAATTTTCATAACAGATCCTTTTAATCCAGTCTAATTAATTCCCTTGCAAACCACACCACCTGGCCGATGACGCGGAGATCCTCGGCAGGAATGGTTTGTATCGCGTATTCTGTTTTGTTATCCGAAATCACCTGGACCCGGCCGTCAAACATCGGGTCCAGACGTTTAATTAAAATTGTATCACCAATACCCAGCGCATACAAACACCCCGGTTTAATCTGGACCCGGCCACGATCAATCATTACAACATCCCCGCTTTCAATAGTCGGGCTCATGCTATCCCCATCAACAAACATCATAACCATATTATTAACAGCGGTCGCGATCTTGTGCACCCACTGGTTCCGGAATGCGTAATAATCTGACATCCGTTCCGAAATCACCAGATTGCCGCCGCCTGCATTTAACCGCGCCTCTGCGACCGGTATCATACAGAAATCATTCACATGCGTCCCAGCGTCGTGAGATGGTACTCTGTTGATGATTTTAGCCGACAACTCCGGCAGGCGTTCTAAAGGGACATCCCAGGGCTCACCAATCCCATTTTCCAACCATTCTCTTTTACACTGATAGAAATCGATATATTTCTGGATGCTGGTTCGACTATGCCATGCCCCACCCTCATGGTCCTGGTAGGAACTGTAGCTAACCCCAATCAAGGACGCAACCTCCGTTTGTTTTAACCCTTTAATTGTCCTTAAGTGTTTTAGCCGCTGGGCAAAACTTTTATCTTTTTGTCTCATAATCATCTTTTTTGATTCCACACGCAAGTCTCTCGTGTGTGGAATCAGGTGAGGAATTTAAGTTTTAGTGTGGAATTTAAATTAATATATAAAAAATAGTTACTTATGGGACTAAATTATTTTATGCTACTTTTTTGAGTGTCGCATGCAATTCATATTGACAATCAATTTTTCCGCATGTATCTTATAGAAAAAGCAAGATTGACACCAAAAACCCAAAAAAAAGGACTTAAAAAATGAAGCCCATTGAAATCAGAATCGAAATTTTAAAAAGAAAGCCCACTATCTCTCAACGACAAATCGCATTCAGTCTTAACCCCCCAGTTTCCCCTCAAGCAGTCCAACAGGTGATCGATAAAAAATTTATCAGCATCAGAATAATGAAAGCGATTGCAGCGGCGATTGAGTGCGACGAGAAAGAGGTTTTTCCTGAGTATTTTTTAAAAGACAGTGTGTGTAAAAAAGCGAGTTAGTCTTTTTATGTAATAACTTACCCAAAATTTCGAGGTGAGTCAATGTCTAAAAAACGCAGAAAAATCGACAAGGATTCCAGCCAGATGACAATTTTTGATTTTCTCCAGGATGCCACCCGCGCGCCCAAAGACAACTACGGCCAGTTTAAATGCGTCGACCGACTCCGGGCCGCCATCCGGGCGGCCATCAAATCCTGCCCCCTGTCCCGCCACCAGATCGCCGGGGAAATGTCCCACCTCCTCGGCGAGACTATCTCCAAAGAATCGCTTGACTCCTGGACCCGGAAATCTGACGAGCGCAACGGCCGGCCCGGGCGCCATATACCGGCCGAGTACCTGCCCGCGTTCTGCCGGGCCACCGGCGACACCACCCCGCTTGAGATCATGGGCCAGATGATCGGCCTGTTTGTGCTGCCCGGCCAGGACGCCCTGCGGTCCGAAATCCACAAACTCGACGAGATGATCGCCGGCGCCAAGGCGTCGAAATTAAAACGGCTCAAACTATTGGAAGAAATGGAGGCATTGCGATGACCAACGAACAATGGAAAGAACTTGATCAAAGTTTATCCGGCCTGTTTGGCAAAGCCGAGCTCATGGTCGACGGGTTCAGGGTCTCCCTATACCGCGAAAGAATAACCAAAAACCGGCTGGGCATCGTGACCTATATCAACGGCCAATGGAAAGGCGCCTGGATAGTCTACCCGGACAAGCACCCGGAATCCAGGCTCTTAAACCACCGCACCCGCCGGGCCTACAAAAAGAACCATTTTAAAGGCACACCCAAAAGCCTGCTCAAGAAATACAATATCGACCCGGACCGAAAGATCCACCACCTGGACATCACCTGGAACTCTGTGGCCAGCATCCGGCGCCAGTATGAGGCCCGGTTCAAAAAGATCTAATTAATTAAATGCGGATTCTAAAGGAGGCGCCCATGCGGAAACCACCCACACCCACGCCGGACCCGACCCCCACCATGCCCTGGGGCCAATTCAAAGGCCAGGAGTTTGACACGATCCCGAGCGCCTATCTCAAAAAACTGGCCGAGGATCTGGACGAGGACAACGACCGCGAGCGGCCGGTCATGTATGCGGCCGATATCGAATATAACTGGCGAACCCGTCACGACTGCCATTTTTAATAGGTGAATTATGCAAACCGCACCCGCATCTGAAATAGCAAAAGTTTCCTCCTGCACAAAATCAAATATTTGTAAACGGGCGAAAAAAGAACACTGGCCGTTTGAGACCGGACCCAACCGGACCAAATTATTTATCATCTCAAAACTGCCCGCCGACATCGCCCTCCTTTATAATAAGGGCCAGGCCGTGGCTAAAATCGAGCCACCCTCCCAGGCGGTCAAAACCGATATCTCCGCCGACCAGGTCTCCCTGGCAGCTGCCAAGGCCGACCTGCTCTCCTTATATATAAGGAAAATCGAAACCGCCGGCCACGGCAAAAAATCCACCGTGCGCGACCAGTTCATGGCCGCGTATAATTCTGGGATTGCCTGGCCGGACCTGTTTGGCAAAATCGGCGAGGTGTCCTGGAAAACCATTGAGGGCTGGAAAAAACGCGCACAAAAAGCCGGGGGCGACACGTTTGCCCTGGCCGACCACCGCGGGTATGTCCGCCGCGGCAGCACCTGCCTGACCCCGGAGATCAAACAGGTGCTGCTGAAAACCGCCCTGCACCCGAACCGCCCGAAAATCGCCGAGGCCATCCGCACGGCCCGGGCCATCATGGCCGCCACGGGCATCCAGAACGGGCACTCGGACGATACATACCGCCGTTTTCTGGCTGACTGGAAATCCCAGAACTACCACATCTGGGTGTTTTCCCGCCAGGGCGCCAAAGCATGGAACGACCGCTGCGCCGTCAATATTCACCGCGATTACTCGCTCATTGAGGTGGGCGACATTATCGTGGCCGACGGGCACACCCTGAACTTTGAGACCATCAACCCCTGGACCGGTAAACCCAAACGCATGACCCTGATCCTCTGGTATGACATGAAAAGCTCCATGCCCCTGGGCTGGGATATTATGCCCACGGAAAACACCGAGGTGATCGCGTCCTCGCTGCGGCGCGCCATCATGCGCCTGGGCAAATATCCGAAAGTGGCCTACCTGGACAACGGCCGCGCGTTTTCCGGCCGGTTCTTCAACGGCGCCGACCTGGAGCAGGGCGGGTTCTCCGGCCTGTTCGAGCGGTTAAATATTAAAACGATCTTTGCCTGGCCCTACCACGGCCAGAGCAAAACCGTGGAGCGGTTTTTCGGCACGTTCGCCGAGCTCGAGCGCCTGGCCCCGACCTACTCGGGCACCAGCATCGTCAATAAACCGCCGCGCATGAACCGGGGCGAACGCCTGCACCGCAAGGTCCATGAGGGGTTTGACTTTGGGCTCACCCTCGAGCAGACCCACACGGCCATCGCCCACTGGTTTGACGTGTATGCGGCCCGCCCGCAGCGCGGCCACCTGAACGGACAATCGCCGGCCGACGTATTTTATCCAGCCCAGGGCCCGGGCATCGACATGGCCGAGCTCAATTTCCTGATGCTGGCCCAGGACATCCGGACCATCTCGGCCGACGGCATCCGGTTCCACTGTCAGACCTACTACGCGCCCGCCCTGTACGGCCGGCGCCATCCGGTCCGCATCCGCTACGACCTCCAGAACCGCGACAGCATCCTGGTGTTTGAACCCGACGGCCGGTTCCTGGCCGAGGCGTCGGTCCATGAACTGCACCACCCGGCTGCCAGCCTCCTGGGCACGGCCGCGGACGTGGACCGCTTATCCGCCGCCATTGCCGTGAAAAAGTCCCAGGAAAAAGAGGCCGCGGTCCTTTGCCGGGACCTGCTGCGCGACGAGATCCTGCCCGCCCACAACCAGATGATGAACCGGATCACCGGTGCCTCGGCTGCTGGCGGTTCCACCCGAATGATCAACCCGCCCAAAGAAGAAACACCGGAAAAAACCGACGCCCAGATCCTGGCCGATGTCCACGAGCTCGAGCAGATGAACCCGCCGGCGGCCGCGGCTGACGTTTTCAACGGCCTGGACGACCTGCCCACCGCGGACCGATACGAACGGCTGATCGCCATTGAGGCGTCCGGAATCCTGATGCCCCGAGAACACCAGGCATTTATCACCTATTTTGAACAGACCCCGGCCTATACCCGGGACCGTGAATACTACGACGACCTCCGCGCCCGTGCGGTGGTCGAATACCAAACCCCAACAAAGGAGCAAATGATCTGATGTCAAAATTAGCCTACACCCCCCAGTTTATTAAAACGCGGAACGTTAAACGGTTTGAGGCCATGATGGACGGGCTCAATATCAACACGGACGAGGGCCGCCTGGGCCTGATCTACGGCCGGGCCGGGCACGGGAAAAGCCGCACCGCCGAATGGTTCGCCGTAAACAATAACAGCCTCTACCTGCGGATCGTGAGCATCTGGAGCGAACTTGATTTTCTGCGCGCCCTGTGCGTGGAGCTGGGCGAACCGCAGCCGCCCAAACGCAAAGGCGCCTGCTTTGCCATTATCACCGACGCCCTGATCCACCACCCGCGCACGATCTTTTTAGATGAAGTGGAAAAACTGACCAACCCGCGCCGGTTCCTGGAAATTATCCGGGATTTTTCAGACATCACCACCGCGCCCGTGGTCATGATCGGCGAGGAGGAGCTCTACCACCTGATGCGCCAATCCGACCGGATCACGTCCCGCACCTACCGCCAGCTGAAATTCGAGCCGATTGATGCGGCTGATATTATTATCTATACACGTGCGGCCGTGGGGATCGCGCTCGACCTGCCCGCCGCCCGCCAGATCCACGCGGCCACGCATGGCGATTTTCGCGACATCAAGCGCGTGCTTTTTGTGCTCATGGACGCCATGAACGCGGCCGGCAAAACCACCCCGGACACGGCCTTGGTGGCCCTGGCCATTAACCAGACCGTTAAAAAATAGTTAAAAATTAATAATTAAAAATAAAAAAAGGAGACCCACCCTTATGCCATCTATCCACTATGCCGGCTGTAAAGCGTGTTATTTTACCGGGTACCGTTACCGGATCGACCCGGTTATCAACCTGCCCGTGCCAACGGGTCAACTGTGCCCGAAATGCCACGGCGGTGAAATAATTTACACCCGGGATGAAATCGAGAAAGTAAAGGAGGCCGCATGAACTCACCCAAAAACAACCTCACGGACCTGATCCGGCAGATTATCAAATCCGCATACCCGAACCCGGTGCCCCTGGGCGTGATCTGCGAACAGACGGACATGGTATTCCCGGAGGATAAAAAGAAAGTCAACAACCGCATCGGCGACCTGCTGCGCAAGTCCGGCGAGATCGAGCGGGTGTCCCGGGGTATTTACCGGTACGTCCGGCCCGACACGGCAGACGTGGCAACGGTGGCCGGCAAAATCTGGGGCCTGCTGCGCATCCGGCACAAAAAAGGCCAGGCCGTCACCACCGCCGACCTGACCACCATCTGCGGGGCTTCCAACCAGTACGCCCGGGAAAAAATGCAGCTGTTCACCCGACTGGGTGTCTGTAAAAAAACCGGGCTGGATTCCTGGCGCATGATCGCGGACCCGGTGAAAATGCCGGAGGATACCGGCAAGATCGAGCGGCTGCGACGCATCCGGCACGAGAAAAAAAAGGTTTACCTGCAGGCGCTCGACGCCGTGATCACTGCGGGTATAGACGCGCGCATGGCTGCCGTGGATTTTAACGACGCGTTAGACGCGGAACTGGCGGAAACGACCGCCGCACAAAAAGGAGGCCCTCATGGCTAAAAACGAAACACTTAAACCACCGAGCACCCAGTGGGAAAAACAGCTATTCTCCTGCGAGGCCCACGGGCATCGCGTGACCGGGATTGACTGTGACACATATTTTAAAACCGGCCGCGGATGCCCGCCCGGGCCCTGCGCCCTGCGCGACCGGATGCGGGACCGTTGCGCGGCACTGGCAAAAACGGCGGCCGTAAAAGACGCCGCGGACGCGAGCACGGAGATCCCGGATTCCCAGATCCAGACAACGGGAAACCCGTCTAAAAAAACAAAACACTGCCGCGCCTGCGGAATTGACCTACCTGTGAATGATTTTTCGCGCCACGCCCGAACTAAGGACGGATATGCGAATATCTGTAAAATCTGTCATGGATCAAAAATCTCCGCCGCCAGTAAGAAGAAAACCTCCCCGACCCAGGATTCCCAGGTGCAGGCGAAAAAACCGGCGCCCGTGAAAGTGCCGGCCACCCCGGGCCGGCTGGTCACCACCCCGGACACCCTGGCCGGGCCCACCCGCGCCTCCATCTCCCTGGACTTTACCGACCACCCGGATCTGCTGGCCGAGCTCGAAGCCTCCGCGCGCGTGGACTTCCGGGACCCGGCCAACCAGGTCCTGGCCATTTTAAACCGAACCTTTAAAGGAGGCGCCCGCCATGCTGCCTAAACGCAAACGCAAAGTCGAACGGATCGACCGCCAGAAAATCGCGGTCATCCATGTGGCCAAAACCCAGCTGGGTCTCACGGACGACGAATATCGCGACGCCCTGGGATCTGTGGGCGCGGCATCGGCCAAAGACCTTTTCCTGTCCCAGTTCAACACCCTGATGCGCCATTTTGAACGGATGGGGTTTAAATCCAAAAACAAAAAACAATACGTCAAAAAATCCCGCACCCTGATGCGCGAAAAAATCATCGCCCTGATGCTGGCCCTCGACGTCACGGACAGCTACGTGGATGCCATTGCCCGCCACATGGGCCTGAACGTGGACCGGTGGCAGTGGGCCGAGGCCGCGGGCCTGGGCAAACTGATCGCCGCACTCACCTATCACAAGAAAAGGAGGAAATAATGCCGCACCCTGTCAGATGTCAACCGACCCCGCACCCGGTCGTGCGCCCCAAATCGCACCCGGACCGTTTCGAGGACCTGGTCCTGTCCCGGCATTTTACGGACAACTGGGCCCTGCGCGTGGGCAACCAGCCGTCGCGCCCGTTTATCCGCCACATCCTGAAAAACGCCATCCGGGTCCAGACCGGCCGGATGCTGCGGACCGGCGCCGGGGAACCGTTTTCCACCCTGAGTATTTTCTGGTATCCGCCCCTGGGCGTGATCCTCACCCTGGACAAATTCACCCAGACCGCGGTCAGTGTATTGAGCGCGGACATGAACAAACCCTCTTAAATAAAAAGGAGCACACCATGCCCAACCACAAGGAAACAATGGAGGTTTACAAATCCCGGCTGCTGCAGATCATGCTCGATCATGTGGGCAGCTCAAAGGCTATCTCAATGGCTGCCCTGTACTCGCAGACGTTCGGCGAGCCCTGGAACGACAAGATCAACGACACCCGGCGCCTGCGCCAGCTGATCACCGGCCTGCGCAGTGCCGGCGTGCCGGTCTGCAGCTCGGCCTCCAACAACGGCGGCGGCTATTTTATCGCCAGTGCCGGGTCCGAGCTCACCGCGTATCTGGGCCGGCTACGGTCCCGCGCCCTGGGGATCCTGAGCCGCGAGGCCAAGATGCGCAAACAGACCCTGCCCGAGCTGCTCGGCCAGCTGGCGCTGGACCTGGACGCCGCATAACAAACCACACCAACCGCTTGAAAGGTTATCTAATGAAAAATTATTATCCCACCACCCCGGCCGACCGACTCCGGGGCGCGTATTCCCGCGACACCGACGACACCCGCAGCTGGCTCAATAACGCGTTTCCCGCCGCCGGGTTTACTTTTTTTACTGACGACATCTCCATTGTCCGGGTCCCGGGCGTATTCGCCCCGGCCGATCCGATGGTCCCGCCGGTCCTGGAGGTCCTCCCCTGGGACGTGTTCGATAGGGGCCGGCCCCTGGCCACGGCGCTCGTCACCCCGGCAACCCTGGCGCCGTTCGCCACCCCGGACAGCTGCCACCGGTGCCACGGTATTGCCCCGGCCCGGGGCGCTGAACCCTGCCCCGAGTGCGGCGGCGAGGGGCACATCTGTTTTTATGGCCGCTGCGGCCGGCACGAATATGAGGCCGAGTGCCGGGAGTGCAACGGCAGCGGCGGGCGCAACGGCCTGCCCTACAGTCCCGGCTGGCCGGACCGGTTCGGGTGCGGGACATGCTACGGCACCGGCCACACGTTTGCCCCGTGGATGCGCGTGTCCCTCGGTTTCGCCCTGGACGTCCGGCGCCTGTTTTTTCTGGTGCGGGCGTTCGGGTGGATCCAGCTGCGCCAGTTCCAGGGGATAGCTGAAACCGACCCTTTGCCGTTTGTATTTCCTGGCCAGGGCCAGGGCTTTATTCAAACATAGAAAACCTGGCCCTTTGGGCCAGGTCAGAGACATTGGCTCTGCCGAATACAAATATAAAATGATAGAATTCCTTAGCTTGCGGTTAGTCCCCCTCTGGGGGCAGCAAGCCTAAAGCCTGGCCCTCTGGGTCAGGATTTTTACTATGCCGCGAACAATAGAGGAGGTGCCCGCATGACCCGATCGGAAAAAAAACGACAGGCCGCTCAGCCCGATGCAGCGGCCCAGGCCGTGGTGATCATGGATATTATTGTCCACCAGCAGCAGCTGAAAGCCACCCATGAAACCGCCCTGGCGGAGGACATTGCCCGTATTAAGAGCAACTACGCGCCAATCATTGACAAGGCCACGGCCGCCATTGCCGCGGGTGAGAAAGAGCTTAACCGGCTGATGAAAAAGCACCGGCCGGCCCTGTTTGACCTGCCCGCAGAAACCGGATCCGCCCGCCGGGACCTGGCAGGCGGCCACGCCCTGATCTATTCGGTGGTCCGCCGGGTGCGGAAAATCAAAGGCATGCTGCGGAAATTAAAACTCGCGGGCATGAAAAAGCAGATCAAGGTGGTGGAGAGTGTGGACTGGGACGCCGTCGACGCCCTCGACGACGATCTCCTGGTCCAGCTGGGCACGGCCCGGGAACTCAAAGAGACGTTTGCTTATGAAATTAAAAAGGGGGCCGTATGAGAATAGTCTGCCCCTGCTGCGGAGGCATGTTCTCGGCCGAGGCGGGTCTGGGTGACGCCCACGCCCGCCAGGTCCTCCGGATGCTGGCGGAACTGCCCACGAGCATCTCAAAGCCTGCGCTGCACTACCTGGCCCTGTTCCGGAACCCGGACCCCCAGTCCCGGGGCCTGAGGTGGGACAAAGTGTCCCGATTACTGGCGGAGTTAAAAATATTGATCAACGAAACGCACGTCCAGCACAAAAACAAACCGGCCCGGCCGTCCACACCCGCTGCCTGGGGCCGGGCAATGGAGCAGATGGTCGAGAATCCGCCGCACCGGCTGCCGCTCAAGTCCCACGGATACCTGGCGGCCGTGGCCTATGATATCTGCAACGAGGTTGACCGCTCGGCCGAGGTCCGGCGGAACAAGGCCGAACGTTCGGGCAGCATCCGGCAGGATGCAAACGGAACTTTCCGCGCCGACTGGCCGGCCCCGCCGCCGGCGCCACCGCGCAAAAAAGGCAAGTATTCGAAAAAATACCCGACCCTGCCGCCGCTCCCTGCGGAAAAACGAGACGTCCACACCCTGGTCCGCCAGGTGACCGATAAATAAAAGGAGGCCCGCATGCCAGCACCTGAAAAGAAAACCCAAACCACCACCACACCGGCACGCCTTTTGGCCGGCAAAGTCATGCTCCGTCCGGACGAGGCGGCCGTGATCCTGGCTGTGGGCAAATCCCTGGTCTATGACATGGCTGCCTGCGGTGAACTGAAATCCTGCCGCATCCGCGGCGCGGTCCGGATTTATGCCGAATCCGTGCGGGAACTTTTGGAAAAGGAGGATCCTGAAAAAATAAATCGTCCATAGTTTCCATAGTTTCCATAGTTTCCGCAGCGTCTTTGACGCCCATCATTCTATACCTGTAAAATAAACCCCAGAAAATAAATATTTTCCGGGGTTTTTTGTTTTCTGGCGGAAATACCTTTTTCCTCCAGCCACCACCCCTTGAATAAAAACCATTTTTGATATTGCCGCCAGCAAATAAAAGAATGAATTTTCCAGACATCAAGAAGATCATCATCCACTGCTCCGACTCCGCGTTCGGCGATAAAGACCTGATCGAGAGCTGGCACCTGCGCCGCGGGTTCAAATCGATCGGCTACCATTTCGTGATTACCAACGGCGTGCTGGCACACGGCAACGCATACAACCCGATTAATGACGGCCTGGTACAGCTCGGCCGCAGCCTGACCGAGCAGGGCGCCCACTGCCAGCACCACAATGCGGACAGCATCGGCATCTGCCTGATCGGTTGCCGCCATTTCACAGCCGCCCAACTGCTCCACACCCTGCCGGACCTGCTGGCCAGTTTCATGGCCCTGCCCAACATCACCGGCCCTGAGTGCGTGTTCGGGCACAGGGATTTTAACCCGGCAAAAACCTGCCCCAACATCGACACCGCCCTGCTGCGGTTCCTGGCTGCGGCTGCACAATCGGCCGGCCGCCCCACATCCTCACCGGAAAGGACTTATTTATGACACCCAACGCGGTCAACCTGGTCGACTACTTCAACACCTACGGGGCCTACGGGCTGCTCATGATCATCTGGTACCTGGACAACCGGCGCATCCAGAGCATCCTGGACACCTATCAGCAGGACATGTCCGAGACCCGGGAAATGTACAAAAATAACGTGGAGCTGGTTCGGGACTATGAAAGCCTGGCCCGGGACCTGCACGACGTGGTGATCATGAACACCCAGGCCATGCAGGCAACCCTTGACGCGGTCAAAACCAATCAATTCTGCCCGCTCAACCGGATTGACACCACCCAAACAAAAAGGACACCCGCATAATGAGCGAACGCCTCCAGATGCAGGGCCACCTGGCCACCTGCGAAAACGAAATCAAACACCTGACCCTGCGCATCAAGACCCTCCGGGACGCGATCCGGGGTAAACTCTATCCGTACAACCCGGTGGCGGACATCGAATCCGGCCAGATCCTGGACGCGGCCATTGACCTGGATGCCAAAATGATCGAGCTCAAAGAAAAAAATGCCCTGGCTGCCACCCTCAAAAAAAGCCTGGGACGGTAATCATGGGCAAAGAGATCCCGCTCGAGACCCGTTTCACGGCCGAAGAACTGTATATTGTTGACGGGCTCACCTACGACCTGGTGGCCGAACGCACGGGCGTGAGCGTGTCCCAGCTGCAGCGGTGGGGCACCGAGGGCAACTGGCTGGAACGCAAACGGGAATATCGCCAGGCGTTTGCCGATATCCGGCGCAACACGATCACCCTGCGTCAGAAGCTCATTAAAAAAGCGGTTGCGTCATTAGACCCTCAAGACGTTTACGCGGTGGCGCGGTTGGAGAAAGCCGCTGCCGCCAGTAAACAAAATACGGGGCATCCGGACGGTGATTGCCTTTCAAGCGGCGATCCCGTCCGGATTAAGTCCCCGGCAGACGCAGTGGACGCGCTCAACGAAGTGATCGAGCGCAAGCTGGCGGCCATGCTCACCCGGCCCGACCAGGTCAACCTGGCCAATGTTAAAAACATCAAGCAGGCCGTGGAGCTGATCGAGAAAATGAAAACCCGGTACCAGCCCGAGGACAACAGCAGCAAAGGGCTGGACGCGGAAACCCTGGCGGAAATCGCCGATAAAATTAAATTATTGTAAGGCCGAGCGCATGGGCAACGCAAAAAGCAGACCGACACATCCGGATAAATTGTTTCTGCCGTATCAAACGGCATGGATCAATGACCGGTCACGGTTAAAGCTCATGGAAAAATCCCGTCAGATCGGGATATCATGGGCGGCTGCCTATGACAACGACCAGATCGTGGCCGTTAAAACCGCCATGTATGACGAGTGGGTATCGTCCCGTGACGATATTCAGGCCCGCTTATTCCTGGAGGACTGCAAAAAATTCGCCGAACTACTCAACGTGGCCGCCAGAGATCTGGGCGAACAGATCATTGATGAAGAAAAAAAACTGTCGGCATTTGTGTTGCAGTTTTCCAACGGCCGGCGCATCCACTCCATGAGTTCCAACCCGGACGCACAGGCCGGAAAACGCGGCGGCAGGACGCTAGACGAGTTTGCCCTGCACAAAGACCCGCGCAAGCTTTACACCATCGCTTACCCTGGCATCACCTGGGGCGGGGCCTTGAAAATGGTCTCCACCCATCGCGGGTCTGCCAACTTTTTTAATGAACTGGTGCAGGAAGTCAAACACGACGGCAACCCAAAAAAAATATCCCTCCACACTGTCACCCTGCAGGATGCTCTGGACCAGGGATTTTTATTTAAACTCCAAGCCAAACTCCCGCCGGCCGACGAACGCCAGGACATGGACGAGGCCGCCTATTTTGATTTTATCCGCAGCGGGTGCGCGGACGAGGAGCAGTTCCTCCAGGAGTATATGTGCGTGCCGGCAGACGATGCCAGTGCGTTTCTCACGTATGACCAGATCGCGGCCTGCGAGTATGCCCGGGGCGAGGACTGGGACGTCTGTCTGGATGATCCGGCCCATTCTGTGTTTCCTTTTCGCAGAGAACTTTATCTCGGCGTGGATGTCGGGCGCGAACACGACCTCACGGTCATGTGGGTGATCGAGCGGTATATGGGGCAGCTGTTTACCCGGAAAATTTTAGAATTTCAGAAAGCAACATTCACAGACCAGGAGTCGGCGCTCTATGAGCTGCTGGAGACGCCTGGACTCCGGCGATGCTGTATTGATTCAACCGGGCTCGGGATGCAGTTCGCCGAGCGGGCTGCCGACCGGTTCGGCTCCTATAAGGTCGAGGGTGTCCGGTTCACCGGTCCGGTGAAAGAGGCGTTGGCTTATCCGCTGCGCGCCGCGTTCGAGGACCAGGCGATTAAAATCCCGAAATCCGACCAGATCCGCAGCGATCTGCGCAGTATTAAAAAAACCACCACCGCTGCCGGAAATGTCCGGTTTGAGGCGGACCGGGGGAAAAACGGACATGCTGACAGATTCTGGGCCCTGGCCCTTGCGATCCATGCAGCACAGAATCCGTCCGGGCCCATCGAATATGAAACCGTGGAACCCGGCCGCATGTCCGAGACCTCCGGCGCCTGGGGATAAGGAGCAACACATGGGAAAATTAAAAAACATCGTGCCCGATAAACTGGCCGCCTACCACCTGCACCGCGACCGGATGCAGACCGGCGACCTGGTCGAGTTCCGGACCCATTCGACCACCGGGTGCGTGATCCGCAAGGTCACCGGCCGGTTTGTCAATCATACGGCCATCGTGATCCGGCTGCTGCAGTATGACCAGGAGAATATTTTTATCCTGGAGGCGCAGCCCGAGGGCGTGGTGTTAAACCGCCTGTCCCGCCGCCTGGCCGAGCTCGACGGATGCGCCACATGGCTGCAGCTCACCGACTCGTGGGACACGTTCCGCCCGGCCGTGGGCCGCGCGGCGCTCAACTACGTGGGGCTGGACTATGATTTTAAAGGCATTGTCAAACAATTATTCGGCCACATCTCCGCCGATGCCCGGGACCTGTTCTGCAGCGAGTACGCCTACCTGTCCCTGCTCGACGGCGGCCTGCCCGTGCACCAGGAAAAAGCCCCCTGGCCCGGCGAGATGTATAAACTCGGGGTGTTTGAACGGCCCCGCTTAATCATCGGAAAAGGGAGGGCAACACAATGACCTGGTATCAAAAACTATGGAACACCATTAAACGCCTGGCCGGCGTGGCCGTGGACGTGGCGCCGCCGAAATATAAGGCCCAGGCCGAGATCGGCAAAAAAGTCCTGGACGCCATCGACACCCCGGCTGGCTGCGAGAACGACCGGGATTGTGACGGGACGCCGGACGACAAAGACCCGTGCCCGGACGACGCGACCTGCAAATAAAAAATCAATTTTTCCGCCTGCAGGCTGCTGGCGGGAAAACCAACAGGATGAAGAAATGACACTTCTCGACCAATTCAACCGACCGATCAAAGTGGTCAAAGCTCCTGACCGCACGCCGATGGCGGCGGCCCCGATTCTGGACTCCACCCGGGACTATGTGTCTGCCGGGCTCACCCCGGCCGGGCTGGCCGGGATTTTCCGCGACGCCGACGCCGGGGACGTGTCCCGCCAGGCGCAGCTGTTCGACCAGATCGAGGAAAAAGACGGCCACCTGCAGGGCGAAATATCCAAACGCAAAAACGTGATCCTGGACGCGGACATCACCCTGGCCCCGGCCGACGACTCGGCCCAGGCCCTCAAGATTTTTGAGTTTGTCGAGACCTGGATGGACAACATGGCCGACTGGCCCGACACCCTGGTGGCCCTGCAGGACGCAGTGGGCAAAGGGTTCTCCTCCCTGGAAACCCTCTGGGATGTTTCGGCCGGCCAGGCCGTGCCCACCGGGTTTGAATTTATCGAGCAAAAACGGTTTGTGTTCACCAACACCGCCGGGTACCTGTCCAAAGTCCCGCGCCTGCTCACCGACGCGGACCCGATGGGCGTGGAGATCCCGGCCTGGAAAACCGTGCTGCACACCTACGGCGGCAAGAGCGGCAACGCCACCCGGTCCGCCATCTATCGTGTGTGTGCCTGGATGTATTTGTTCAAAAATTTTGCCATCAAAGACTGGGTCATTTTCTCCGAGGTCTACGGCATGCCCCTGCGCCTGGGCAAGTATGACCCGGGGGCCACCAAAGACGACAAAGCCGCCCTGCGGTCGGCCATCTCATCTCTGGGCACCGATGCGGCCGGCATCATATCCAAATCCACGGAGATCGAATTTGTGGAAAGCGTGCGCGGCAAAGCCTCGGGCGATCTGTATGCGGCCCTGGCCGACTTTGCCAACCGCGAAATGTCAAAGGCCATTATCGGCGCCACCCTGACCTCGGACGTGGGCGCCTCCGGATCCCGAGCCCTGGGCGATGTCCACAACGAAGTGCGGCACGACTTGAAATTCGCCGATGCCCGGGCCCTGGCAGTCACGGTCCGCAGCCAAGTCATCCGGCCCCTGGTGGGGTTCAATTTTGGATGGGACGCGCCCCTGCCGGTCTATAAGGCCGAGCGGGACGAGGACGACGAACGCAACGAAAAAGCCGAGTGGGTGGACAAGCTGCTCACCCGCGGCCTGAAAATTGGGTCCAAATGGCTGCGGTCTGAATTTAAAATCCCGGAACCCGAGCCCGGCGAAGAAACCGTCGGCGGTGTTTCAGGCCCTGACGGCAGCACCGGGACCGATGGCCCGCCGCCAGTAAGCGAAAACCTGCCGCCCAATATTGCCAAGTTCATGGCCGGCGAACGCCGGATCGTGGCAAAGGACCAAATAAAAGAACCCGACGCGGCGGACGTGTTTGCGGCGCGATTGTCGACCGCCACCCAGCCCGCCACCGAGCTGATCCTCGACGAGGTGCGCGCCCTGGTCGCCGAGGTGGAAAGTTTAGAAGAACTCAACGACCGCCTGGCGCAGATGTTCGGGCCGTTATCGCCCGACGCCGTGGCCGGCATGATCTCCGAGGCATGCGCCGCCAGCCGTCTGGCCGGCATGAGCGAGGTCGCGGACGAGGTGGACAATGGCGAAAAATAAACCCGCACAAATGCGTTTTATCAATAAGCAAACAGGGACGATTCTCTTTTTGTCTGACGTTCAAGACCCTGACTTGTGGGAGAAAGGGTATATCAGCCTCAACAACGGGGAATGGCTGTTCTACTATAAAATGGCGGATTTTCGCCCCATAAGAGAGGACGAATAGATGCCGGCTGAATACGGAAACCTGAATTTTGCCGAGGCCATCGCCCTGTTTAAGGCCAAGCTGAGCCTGCCCACCGAGACCTGGGACGCGATCTGGAAAGACGCGCACGACACCGGGTTCGTGGTGGCCGGCGCCATGACCGCGGATCTGCTCACGGACCTGCGCGCGGCAGTGGATAAGGCCCTGACCGAGGGCACCACCCTGGCCGAGTTCCGCAAGGACTTTGACCAGGTCATCGAGCGCACCGGCTGGGAGTACAACGGCGGCCGCAACTGGCGCACGCGTCTGATTTACGAGACCAACCTGCGCACGGCTTACGCGGCCGGCCGGTACGACCAGATGCAGGACCCGGATGTCAAGCGGCTGAGGCCGTATAAAATTTATAAGCACGGCGACAGCATCGTGCCGCGGCCCGAGCATTTAAAATGGCACAACCTGGTCCTGCCCGCGGACGACCCGTTCTGGCAAACGCATTTTGCCCCCAACGGCTGGGGATGCAAGTGCAATGTGTTTACCCTATCCGAACGGGATCTCGCGAAAATGGGCCGATCCGGGCCGGATACGGCGCCAAAAATCGAGACTTACGAGTGGACCAACCCGCGCACGGGCGAGACCATCGACGTGCCCGAGGGAATCGACCCGGGCTGGGACTATGCCCCGGGCGCCAAAAAATGGGCGCCGGATATGGGCCGCTACCCGGAACCCATCCGAAACGATTTAGAGGACTATATCAATGGAAAAACAAAATAACGTGGGGTGGCTGATCGCTCGGATCACCCCGGTAAATGGTGCGGCACCGGAGTGGATCCTGCTGTTTGCATCCGGAAAGGGCCAGCTCCACGGAGAAGGTTCCTTTTTAATCGACGAGGTGGCGTTCGACATCATTGACGAGGCGTTTATTAAATATGGAAACGACCTGGTTATTGACTATGAGCACCAGACTCTTTCCGGAGACAAGGCCCCGGCTGCCGGGTGGATATCTTCACTGGAATGGGATCCGGACCGCGGGATAATGGCGCGGGTTGAATGGACCGACCAGGCAAAAGAAATGATCATGGCCGGTGAATATCGCTACCACAGCCCGGTATTTATGGTCCGAGAGTCGGATGAACGAGTAGTTGAACTACACTCGGTTGCCCTCACCAACACCCCGAAAACGTTAAACCTGGCGCCCCTGGTGGCCAAATTATCGCTGGAGGCTGCGCCTGATAATACCAACACCCAAAAAGAGGAGAAACCCATGCTCAAACGATTAATCGCCAAATTCGGCCTGGACCCGGATGCCACCGAGGACCAGGTGATCGAACACATCACCGGCCTGATGGCAGCCCCGCGCCAGGTCATTGCCAAAGACATTATCACCACCCTGGACCTGCCCGACGATGCGGACGTGAGTGTGTGCGTGGCATCCATTAACGCGCTCAAACAAGTGCCCAAAGGCATGGTCACCCGGGAAGAACACAACCTGCTGGTGGCCAAGCTGACCGCTCGGGACGCAGACGATGCCGTGGCCAAGGCCGCCGCAGCGGGCAAGATCACCCCGGACCAGACGGCCTGGGCCAAGAAATACGCCACCGACGACCTGGACGGGTTTTCCGCGTTTGTGGCCAAGGCCCCGGTGGTCGTGCCCCTGGACAAGCTGGCACCCAGAAAAGAAGTGCCCGACCCGTCCGGCGCCATTGACGACGTGACCCTGTCCATCGCCAAGCAGATGGGCAACTCCGAGGCGGACCTCAAGCAATACGGAGGGCTGGGAGCAGGCGCATAACCGCCGCCGACGGTCCCACCAGGGACCAAAGAAAACATTGACTATCTTTTAATACCAACCAATGGAGGCACCACAAATGAAGAAATTCAAATTTTTTACCATCCTGCTGGCCATCATGATGACCCTGGTCATGGCGGCGGCCCCGGCATTTGCCACCGCCCTGAGTGCGGACAAAACCGCCATCAGCTACACATCCGGCGACACCATGAGCTTTAGCGTCGAAGAATCCACCACCCTCTACCTGGGGGCCCTGGTCATGGTCAACGCGGCCGGGTATGCCATCCCGGGCAGTGACACGGCCGGCGGCATTTTCCAGGGCATCAACCTGTCCGAAAAAGTGGACAACAGCAGCGGGTCCGACGGCGACGCGACCGTGGTGCTCACCCGGTCCGGATGCTATTTGATGACCTTTGACACGGCCATCACCATCGCCAACGTGGGCGACAACGTGTTCCTGGTCGACGACCAGACCGTGGACGTGGTGGGCAATGTCTCCAACGCCATTTACTGCGGGATCATTACCAAGTACGTGACCACCACCACGGCCTGGGTGGACATCACCCCGGCCATCCAGCAGGCAGACGTGGCCACGCATATCGCCGACACCTCGGCCGCTCATGCTGCGAGCGCGATCTCGATCACGGATTCGGGCGGATATACTATCCAGACAACCGTGGAGGCAGCACAGCAGGAGCTATTTAAGCAATCCACCACGGTGATCGCCGACCCGGGCGACGGCGGCGCCATCCCGGTGACAAAATCCGGCACCTGCGCCATCACTACCACGGGAGTGGATGACACCCGCACCCTGGCCATCCCGACATTTGCCGGCCAGGTACTCGACATCAGCCTGACCGTGGACGCGGGCGACGCGGTGATCACCGTGGCCGCCGCGTGCAACCAGACCGGCAACACCACCCTGACCGGTGCGGACGCCGGCGACCACATCCGGCTGGTGGGCGTGACCGTTGGCGGGGCTTTAGTCTGGCGCATTGCCGCCAATGACGGGTGGGCACTGAGCACGCCATAACCGGCTGAACATATAAACACCACCCGGGCCGGCCGCATCGGCTGCCCGGGCACCTTTTATTTTAAAATAAAATCAATCAAGGAGGCATTGCAATGCTGATCAACAAATCCACACTGACCGGGGTTTTTATTAATTTAAAAGCCACGTTCAACAAGGCGTTTGCCGACACCGAATCCACCTGGCAGAAAATCGCCATGCTGATTCCGTCCACATCCAGCCAGAACGACTACAACTGGATATCTAATTTCCCGAAAATGATCAAATGGCTGGGCAGCAAGACCATCAAAGCCCTGGCCGCGCATCATTACTCGGTCGTCAATGACGACTACGAGGCCACCGTGGCCGTGCTCAGAAACGATATCGAAGACGACAACATGGGCATGTATGGCGTCCAGGCCCAGGACGCCGGGTTCTCGGCCAAACAATGGCCGGACGAGATCGTGTCCGAGCTGGTCAACGGCGCGTTCACCGGCGAGTGCTATGACGGCCAGTACTTTTATGACACCGACCACAGTGTGGCCGGCGCGTCCGTGTCCAACAAAGGCACGGCTGCCCTGAGTGCTGGCACCCTGGCCCTGGCCATTGCGTCTTATGGCGCAGCCCGGGCGGCCATCATGAACTTTAAAGACGACGAGGGCCGCAGCCTGCGCCTGGTGCCCAATCTGCTGCACGTTCCGCCGGCCCTGGAGTCAGTGGCAAAGCTGATCTGCTACGGCGATTTCCTGGTGGACGGCAGCTCCAACCCGTTCAAGGGAACGGCCGAGGTGTTCGTGGACCCGACTCTCACGTCGGCCACCTCGTGGTTCTTACATGTGACCAACCGGCCGATCAAGCCGTTTATTTTTCAGCAGCGAAAGGCGCCGGTGTTCGTTTCCCAGACATCAATGGAAAACGACGACGTGTTCAATAAAGCCATTTACAAATACGGGGCTGAGGCCCGCGGCGCGGCAGGCTACGGCCTCTGGCAGCTGAGCTACGGATCCACCGGCGACGCGTAATATTAACAGCCTGACGGCCTCCACCGGGTGACCCGGCCGGCCCTGGCACCCGGTAACATTATTTGATTTTAATTTTTAATCAACAGGAGGACATCATGCCCAAAGGCATTTGTATTGCTTCAAAAAAAGACGGATTCCGGCGGTGCGGCATTGCCCACCCGGCCGAGCCCACGACCTACCCGGCTAAGGATTTTGACAAAGAGCAACTGGCCTGCCTCATGGACGAGCCCATGCTGGTGGTGACCGAGGTCGACATCCCGGACCCGGAAAAGGCCAACAAAAAGAAAAAATAAACCAACCGGCGGGCCGGATCCGTTCGGCCCGCCCCGGAGAAAACAATGGCATACTGCACCCAGGACGACCTCCTGAAAAAAATCGACTACGACACCCTGGTCCAGCTCACCGATGACCACAACACGGGCGGCATCGTCGCGGCCATCGTCACAGAGGCGATCGCGGACGCGGACGCCGAGATCGACGGATACTGCGGCCGCCGGCACCCGGTCCCGTTTTCCACGGTCCCGGCGATCATCAAAAAACATTCGGTCACCATTGCCATTAAAAACCTGTATGCCCGCCGCCGGGGCGCACCTGAAAACCGGCGCCAGGACTATGACGATGCCATCGCGTTTTTAAAAGACGTGGCCAAGGGCATCGTGACCCTGGGCGAGGACGACCCGGACGGACTGCCGGCCGAGACCCACACCGTGGATATCGACGGCCCGGACCGGATATTTGACCGCGACGAATTAAAGGGATTTTAACCGATGACCGGCACCTACTGCAGACTTGACGATCACGAAGCCAGAAAACGGATCGCGGATTTCCAGGCCGCGGCCGGGGACCTGCAGCCCGTGTTCAAGGCGTTTGGCGAATACATGCTGCTGCAGACCGACGAGCGGTTCTCCGGCGAGCACGCGCCCGACGGATCCGCCTGGCAGGAACTAAGCCCGGCCACACTGAAAACGAAAAAAGGATCCAAAATCCTCACCGAGACCACCATGATGCGCGGGTCCGTGGTTTACACCACCAGCCCGACACATATGGCCTACGGGTCGAATAAAATATATTACGCGATCCACCAGTTCGGCGGCCAGGCCGGCCGCGGTCTCAAGGTCACGATCCCGCAGCGGGAATCCCTCGGATTTAACGACGCGGACCTGGCCGAGTTTACCGACACGGCCCGCGATCACATGGAGGCAAAATAAATTATGCTTGAATTGATAAAAGCTGCCCGCACGCAGATCCGCAGCCAGATCGCCTATGTCCAGGACGCCAATGTGTTTGTGGCGGAAAACCTGATCATGATTCCTGATGGATTGAATTTTCCGGCCATCGGCATCAAGGACGGGGACGTGGATCACTCGGTCGCGTTCCAGGACGGCGAGGAGCAGGTCTTAAACCTGACCGTGGCCGTGTATGTTCAGAACATGAAACCCGAAGAAAATATCATCGGCGAGCACGGCGTGCTGGCCATGATTGACGATATCATCACCGCCCTAAACGACAATGATCTGGACATCCCGGGCATCACCCTGGCGGTGGCGAAAAAACAAGCAGGATCTAAAACATTATTCAACGACCGGGCCGAGATGGTGCAGATGAAAACCGTTTCTTTCCGGTATGAACGACTCGCCAACTATTAAACAGAGCATCAGGAGGAAAACCAAATGGGATATCCAATTCACGGAAAAGTGGCAGCCATCGCCAAAAATTCAGTGGCCGTGGGCAGCCGCATCGGGTTTGACCTGGACGTCAAACTGGATCTCGACGACGCCACCGCCCAGGGCGCAAACTGGAAATCATTTTTAGCCGGCCTGGCCGGTGCATCCGGAAACATGGACTGTATGTTCGCCCCGGACAACACCGAGCAAAAGGCCCTGATGGACAACATTATCAACGCCACCCCGGGGACCGTTCTCACGGACGTGGTGTTCCAGCTCGAGGACAGTGGCGACTACTTTTCCGGGGACATGATCATCACCGGGTTTGGCGTGTCGGCCAAGGTCGGCGGGAAAGTCACCTGCAAATTTCCGTTCACCATCAACGGCGCCCTTTCATTGACAATCGCGTAATTTCCAAACGACGGCCGCCGGTCTCCGGTGCTGCCGTCAGGAGGCAAAAAAATGAACCACGGAAAAAAAGGCAATGTATTTGCCCGCAACGATAACGGGTTCAAGCCCGTGGGCCAGTCCGGCCTCGACGACCTCACGCTCGGCGTGTTCTCCTCGGCCCTGGATTCGGCCTATTTTGAAATCGAGATCGACGCCCAGGGCACCCCGGACACGTTCCGTTGGCGCGAAAACGGCGGCGCCTGGACCGAGGACGTGGCCATCACCGGCGCAGCCCAGACACTGGCCGGCGCCAACGGCGACCAGATCATCACGTTTTCGGCCACCACCGGCCACACCCTGGGCGATTGCTGGGCCGTGGGCAACCTGAAAGACGAACCCTGCACCAAAAACGACGACCAGGCCCAGATCACCGACGCGGCCATGCGCGTGCTCAACCCCAACAACCCGCCCGTGTTCACGGATTCCGGCGGCGCCCGTTTCCTGCGCTGCGACTATGCCACCGGCACCGCCTATTTTGACGCCGAGGTCACGACCGTGACCGTCACCGGCGCCAACGGATACGTTCCGGCCGCGGCCCTGTTCGCCGTGGGCTATCTGTACGACTGGGCGTTTGATGCCAAACTGGACCTGGCCGAAACCACCGCGTTCCAGGAGGACTGGAAAACATACCTGCCGGGCCTGGCCGGGGCCGAGGGATCGGCCGAGGGATACCTGGCCGGCCGTGCCTGGTTCGACCGGATACTGGCCAGCAGCGAGGCGTATTTTCTCACTAAATTATATACCTACGACCCGGACGGCGACGGCACGGGCGACCACTTCACGGCCTGGGTGCAGTTTACCGGGTTCAACGTGGCCGCCGCCAGTGACAAGGTGGTCCGGGAAAAAATCGGGTTCACCCTCGACGGGGCGCCCGGGTTCACATTAAATAGTTAATTTTCTTTAAATTCACCGGCGGCAGCACCCACTCCCGGGACTGCCGCCAGCACGCAAAAATCCGCTTGAAAGACAAGGAGAACACCATGTCCAACGTTAACTTATCCGACCTGATCCAAAAGAAAAAAACAACCCTCACCGCCTGGGCCGCATTCGATGACGGGTTTGACGTGGAACTGGAATACACCGACCCGGCCGAGACCCGCAAGATGCTCACCGCCAGCAAGGAGAACAAATGGCGCCGCGGCAAACTGGTGCCGGAATACAATGACGATATTTACCAGGAGAAGATCGCCAAAAAGGTGAAAAACTGGCGCGGCCTGACCATCGGCAAACTGGCCGAGCTGGTCAACATCGCGGCCGATGACATGGACCCCGAGATCGTGGTCGAATTTAACCAGGACAACCTGGCCGCCGCCATGTCACAGATCCCCGGGTTTGCCGCGTTCGTGAGTATGCAGATCATGGAGCTGGCGGCGTTTAGAAAAAAGAAACAGGACGAAGAAATAAAAAACTCCGAGCGTTTGCCCGCCAGCAACTCAGATTAAAAGAGGATCTGTGCGGCGAGTGCGAACGCTCACACCAAGAGGGCATCACGCCCGAGGAGATCAACTGCCGGGACTGCAAGACCGCGGTCCTGGCCGACGAGAACACGGATGCCTGGGACATGATCCAGGCGTCCTGGGTGTTCCTGATCCGGGGCAACGGTATTGACCCGGCCGGCATCGGCCTGATGATCCGGCGGTACCGGATTGATCCGGAGGACGAGCCGCTGCTGATCGACAAGGTCCTGGCCTATACGGACGAGGCGATCGCAGCAGCAGAGGAAAAAAAATAATATGGCGGATCCTAAATTAAAATTTATTCTCGAGGTCGACGACAAGGGCTCGGCCGTGGTCAAATCGTTCGGTTCCACCCTGGACCATGCAGGCGCCAAGTCGAAAACTTTTTCCACCAACCTGGGCGGGATCGCGACGGCGGCAGCCAAATCCATCGCCAAGCTCACCGCCCTGGGCGCGGCTGCGGCCACGGCCGTGGCCGGGTTCACGTTCACAAAAGTCATCGGCGAGTTTGCCGACTTTGAGACCCAGCTCACCCGCCTTTCTAATCTCGGTGTAGCTGACCTCGCAGCGATCAAGCAGGAAATCATGGCTCTGCCGCCCGAACTTGGCAGTGCCACGGAACTGGTCACCGGATTTTATGAGGTGCTGAGCTCGGGCATCACCGACACCCGGGCCGCCATTGACACCCTGGTGACGTCTTCCCAGCTGGCCAAGACCGCCCACCTGGACCAGGCCACGGCCGTGAAAGCGGTCACCGCCGGCATGAAAGCCTTTGACACCGACGCCCGATCGGTGGCCGATGCCCTGATGATGATGGAAAAAACCGGTGTCACCACCGTGGCCCAGCTGGCCAATATTTTCGGCGAGGTCGCGGGCACCGCGTCCGCCGCCAACATCAGCCTGGACAACACGTCCGCCTCACTGGCCGCCATCACCCAGATGTCCGGATCCACGGAAAAAGCCGCCACCCAGATGCTGGGGATCATCAAGGAAATGCTGGCCCCCACCGCGGAAATGGCCAAACTGTTCGAGGAATACGGCGGCACGATGGGCGCGATCCAGCAGATCGGGTTCGACGGCGTGCTGAAAACGATTGCCGAGGCCACCGGCGGCAGTGCGGAAAAGATCAACCAGCTGGTGACATCGCAGGAGGCCCTCAAGGGCATTGTTACCCTCACCACCCAGGACATGCGGTTTTTTAACGAGGCCCTGGCCGGCCAGCAGGAAAAAGCCGGCGCCCTGGAAACCGCCTGGGGTAAATACGGCGAGACGTTCAAGGCCATTTGGGAATCAGCCAAAAACCTGATCGGCGAGCAGGTGATCCTGATCGGCGAGCGCCTGGCCCCCAAAGTCAAAGAAGTGGTCCAGGACTTCACCAACTGGCTGAGGGTCAACCAGGAGATGATCCAGACCAAGCTCGGCGCCTGGATAGATGAGTGGTCAGCGAAAATAGGCAAAGTGAATTTTGATAAATTGGCTAAAGACGCAATGTCGTTTGCAGAAGCATTAGGTCGTATTGGCGAATTTTTTGGTAAGCTATTTAGCCCGATAGATAATGTAAAAAAGCAGCTCGACAATTTTTTCACCGAGACCGCATCCCGGGCGAAAAAATTATTTTCCGGTGATTTTGCCGGCCTCATGGCGGAAATGAAAAACGGCTGGGACACCACCATCACCGACATGTCCGGGAAACTGGAAACCCTGGGCGACGAAATGGTAATCCCGCCCATAGACATCACGGCCAACGCGGCCCCGGCTGAGGCGGCCATCGCCGACGTATCCCATGCCATTGCCACCCTGGCGGACGGCACGGTCATCACCCTGGACGCCGACCCGAGCCCGGCTGATGCGGCTATCGACGAAGTGGCCCGGAGTATTGTTACCCTCGAGGACGGCACGGTCATCACGTTGGATGCGGACCCGGCCCCGGCCATAACAACGGTTGACGCCCTGGTGGCCGACATTAACAGCACCGAGGCCGCCATCACCGTCACCGCCAACACGGGCGCCGCCCAGGCCGACGTATCCGGCTTGACGGATGCCATATCCCAGATGAAAGCCACCACCGCCAACTCCGCAACGGACGTCCAGCAGGATATTGGAACCACGACCACGGCCCTGGCTGATATCGGCAACACTGTTGAGGAAACCAACGACACCGTCAAGACCTCTTGGGCCAACGTCCTGGAATATGCCAAGGCCATGAGCAAGCTGGGCGACGCATCCGAATACGCCGGCACCGCGCTATACAAATATGCCCGGATGCGCGATCTCGCGATGCAGGGCCATTACACCCCGGCCGTGGCGAAATATGCCCGGATGCAGGACCGGTTCATAGCCGAGCAGACTACCGGGTCTTATGCCGATGGCACCGGCCCGCGCGGGCTGCCGGACACCGGATTTTTCCAGGGTCATGCCGGCGAGTTATTATTAAGCCCGGCCGCGTCTGCCGCCCTGGCCTCCGGGCACAGTGCCGCGGACATGGCGTCCTTGTCGTCCATGATCACGGACATGCGCACCGACGGCCTGTATTTTGGCACCCGTGGGCAGATCGTCCTCAACCGGCAGCAGACCGCCGCATTTAAGCAAAACACCCGCCAGCCGCGCGCGGCCGCCGGGACCGTTATGGGCAGCTATGCCGGCGGCACGGACCCGGGACTGCGTGCCCCAGCCGCCCGGCCCGGCGCAGGATCTGCCGGGGCCGCGACGGTGGTCAATATCTACCCGACGTTCATGACCGGCGATGCTGCCGGCGGCCGGCGGGCAGCCGCAGAAATTCAACGCATTCTTGACGAACACGCCCGGAGGCTATAATGGCGGACATCTCCCTGGTCACGAAAAACATTTTAGAGGACGCCACGGTCACGGTCAACGTGGGCGCGGACACCGGTTACCCGGCCGCCCGCCTGTACGATCGCGCCGTCTCATTCTTTTGGAAAAAAACCGGCACCGCGGCCATCGAGATCCACATCGACCAGGGTGCCGCAAGCATCCTGCCCGTGGATTTTCTGGCCATCCACCGCCATAATTTAAACGGCGAGGACATCACCTGGGAGTATTCAGACAACGACGCGGACTGGTCCCCAGCCGTGGCCGCCTGGACCCAGGGAGACAACCTGCAGATCATCAAAACCCTGGCCGCAGCTGCCACCCACCGGTACTGGCGGGTGACCATCACGTCCATGACCGATCCGATGATCGGCGAGGTCTGGATGGGCACGCGCCTGGTTGTAACAGTCCTGGCAAACCCATCACCGGCCGGCGGGCAGGTGCCCAACCGGCAACGGAACCGGACCATCGGCGGAGTCACCCGCACCACGAATTTCGGGCCCGCCGTCTGGCAGTTTTCCTATGCGGCCGCGTTATCCGCCGCCCAGCTCACCGCCTGGCAGGCGGCAATGGACGACCTGGACGACTACTGCCTGCCGTTTTACGTCACGGACCACCAGGGCAGCACCTACTCGGCCCTGTTCGACCCGGACCCGGCCCTGGACTTTTCCAACCCCACCCACACATGGGTGCCATTTGGCATTAAGGAGATAGGATAGATGTCTGTTTTGTTTGATTTTACAAAAAATTTTACCATATTGACCACCCCGTATTTCGAATCGGTCCCCACGGACGAGGAACTGTGGCGGGATATCTTCAACCCCGGGCATGACGGCGCGAGCATCTATTTATTTATCGACTATACTTTTACCGTGGCGATCAACGGCGTGGCCACTTCCTCGGTGTCCCTGCAGTATATGGAGGTCGGTGCCGATCCGGCAACCTGGGTCACAATCCAGACCAAGACCGGCGCAGGCACCGGAACCGAGGATATAGAGTTTGACGCAAAAAAGTATATCACCACGACCCTGGGCTGCCCGGTGATGTTCCGGATCATCGGGACCTGCTCCACAATATATATGAAACTGGACACGGTCTCCGGGTCCATCAGTGTCCGCATGGTCGGAACGGTCGACTAAATGAAAGCCACCACCGCCGCGGCCAAGACCGCCATTGATCGTCCGTATGTGGCACCGGTGCGCCTGCTCACCATCGTCCTGCCCGGCAAAACCATGTACCTGTGCGACCGCGTATTCGGCGCGCCCGGGTCCTGGTGCGTGCACAACGGCCAGGTGTATGAGCCCTTAATCCTTGAATGGCAGACCATCGAATCCGGCCGGATCAACCTGCCCGACGAAACGCTGGACCCCGCCGGCTGCCAGGTGACCGTCGACAACACCACCCCGGTCGGCGGGGCGTCGACCCTGGCCGCACTGTTTGCCACGTATGCGCCCCACTTTGCAGCCGCCGCCGTCGTGGAACTTTACGACCCGGCCCTCGCGGCCGCCGATGCGGTGCCCCTGATTGCCGGCAGTGTGGAGGACGTCCTGGACATGGACGCCCCGCACCTGACCATCGTGTTGACCGGATTATCTGCCGAGCTGACGCGGGCGTTTTCCGTGGAAACCGTGGACACGTCCGTGTTTCCTGATGCCGCCCCCGCCGATATCGGTAAAATGCTGCCCAAGGTCTACGGCACGGCCCGCCGGGTCCCTCTCATTGCCCTGGACGTGGGGGTGGTCACCACCCTGGTGGCGGACCTGGCCGCCGGGTCTACGGACGATATTATCCTGTCTGACGATATTGACCGATTGGCCAGTGCCGGCACCCTGCAGGCGGGCGAGGAAAAGATCGCCTATACATCCAAAAACAACAGCACAAAAACCGTCTCCGGCATTACCCGCGGGGCATCGGGCACCGAATCCGCCGAACACTCGGCCGGTGACGTGGTGGGCGAGGTTAAATCTGAGTATGTGTATGCACTCGGCTGCCCGGCCAAGGCGATCAACGGCGTATATGTGGCCGGCGTTCTCCAGGATCCGGCAGAATATACCATCTATACCGGGCACAACGGCGACGACCATGCCACGTATGCCGGCCGGTGCGTGGTCGTGTTCACCAGCCTGTCCGTGATTAAAACAGCCATCCCCGAAAACGCGGACTATGCCATCGCCCGGGAGGCCACCAACCTGCCCATCGGCGGCATCACGGCAGTGGATAAAAACGGCGTGTGCGCCGGATTCGACGAGACCACGGCCATCACCCTGCCCGCAGAACCGTCCGGCACCCTGTCCGACATCACGGCCGAGTACCATTTTGATATCAATTTTTTCCACCTGCCGGGTGTCTCCACCTGGGACATGGCCAACATGCCGGCCGCCGGTTTTGACTTCTATATTGACGGCGTCCTGGTGGCCAACCTGGGGCCGGATGCGGCCGGAACGGCCCCGGAATTGACCGTTTTTTTATCCTCGCCGATCACGGTGTCAAAAACCGCCTGGCCAACAACCGCCGCCAAAACAAAGACTTTCCGCCATGCGGATTACGGCACCGTGTCCCTGGTCGTGACCCGGGCCATTGTATCGTGCGAGTCAACCGTGTCGGAGGCCGACCAGATGGGCCGGCAAATCTCGCGCGCGGCCGAAAACCTGCCCTGCGGCGGGCTTATTTCCCGCACCGCAGTGGACGACGCGGACGCGCTCACATTCCCGGCCGCCCCGTCCGGCACCCTGTCCGGGATTTATATCAGCATCTCATGGGCATGGGCATCAACCGGCGAAGCCATCACCAACGACAAGCCGCGCATGTACGAGATCGGTGGGCTGCCGGTCTATCATGTGGCCAAAGACGCCACCCACGGCCCGGCCGACAGCACGGCCAACGCCATCCTGCCGCAGACCATTTACCTGCCCCAGACCAGCTGGCAGACCGAGATCTCAAAAACCGTGTCACGCATGGCCGAGTGGAACCGCAGCGAAACGTTTGTCATCACCGCGGCCGAACAGGTCGCATTTACGGACGATATATCCGGCAGCCACATCTCCGGGATCGTCAACGGCACCGTGTGCGCGGACGTGGACGGTTACCCGGACGACGCGAGCGGGACCATCACCGGCACGCCCAACGCCCTGATCGAACGGCCCGACCATATTTTAAAACACATTCTCACGGTCAACTGCAGCCAGGCAGCTGCCATTTGCGACGCCACCGCCTACACGGCCGCCGGCGCCGTGTACGTCACAAACAGCTATGCTTTAGGGTTTGCCATCGTTCAGGCCCCGGACGTGCCCGCACTGCTCGCCCGCATTGCCTACCAGTCCCGGTCGGTGCAGTGGTGGTCCGGCGGTGCGCACCATATCAAATACATACCGGCAGCCGGCGAAACGGCGGTCAAGACAATTACCGCCCACCGCATCGACCTGGCGCAATTATGGATTAAATACACGGACCGGGCCGACATCGCCAACACCCTGACCGCGACCTATAGCCACGCCTGGAACAATGAGGACAACCAGGACGACGCCCAGGCCACGGTGGCCGCCACCATTGCGGCGTCCGTGACCAAATACGGCACCCTGGCCCGGTCCACCAGCTACCCGTATATCACCGCCGAGGCCCAGGCCCAGGATGTCATCGACCGCGAAGCCGGGAACCGGTCCGACGTGCGCCTGGTGATTGAGCTGGCCGGCGGGTACTGGCTGGCCGACCTGGAGCAGGGCGACGTGGTCAATTTTGATTTTGACGCCGGCGATGTTCTGGACCAGGCCCTGCTGGGCCGGGTCACGGCATTGACTGACTTGTTCCGGGTGATCGACCGGACGGACCGGCCGGATGCCACCAAACAGATCCAACTGGTCGCTTTATAGCCTGGTCACTGCCAGGCAGAAAAAAAGGGGATAACATGCTGCACTTAAAACAAAAAATTACATTCCTGATCATCGGTCTGGCCATCGCCCTGGCCGGATCCGCGGCAACCGTCACGGCCGCCGAAATCATCGCCAACCGGGTGGCCGAGACCACCCTCACCGAGGGCACGGGCACGATCTCCCTGCTCGGCGCCAAGACCGGATACCAGACATTTGTCGCCGGCATCGGGTCCACCAACACCTGCACCTATCTGATCACCGACGGCACCCACTGGGAGATCGGAACGGGCACGGTCACCGACGCCACGCCCGACACCCTGAGCCGCGATTCGGTGGAAAGTTCATCCAACAACGACGCCCTGGTCGATTTTCCTGCAGGCTCCAAAGACGTGCACAACATCCTCACCGCTGCGGCTATCTCGAGTTTTACGGCCTCTGATAGTGCTTATGTTTATATCGCGTATGCGTCCGACGACGCGGGCACCGGGTTTACCACCACTTTTGACGCGGCCCTGGACTATATTGCTGTTCTGTCCACGGACACCGAGGTCCCCAGCCCGGCAGTCGGTGATTTTGCCGGATTGTGGAAGAATTACAAAGGGGCGGATGGTGCAGATGGTGCCCA